AATTTATCTACTACATTACCTACTCCTTCTACTGCGCCTTTGATCGCTTCGGATGCAGGGTTCTTTAAAAGGTTCTTTAATATGCTCATATGTCTCGAAGTATTTCGGAAAGCGCATTATAATTGAGTTGATCCATAGTGTTCGTATATTACTCTTCCACCTTTTCGTGAGGCTTTTAAAATTTCATTCCTATTCCCCTCTTCCTTGTATGAAACGTGAACCCATGCAGGGCTATCATCATTTCCGAACTCCCAAATTAGCTGATCGTAATCCAGATTCACCATGATATAGTTAAAAATCGCTCTATTTGAAACCCCGAAAGGATCACCATCGATGTCTAACGCCTCGCCTTTGCAATGCTGAGAGGTAGAACTTCCACCTATTGCCACATTCAACTCAGGCGATCGGTAGCCGGAAGTAACTGCTAAAGGTTTGCCTATGTATTCTCGAACAGGTTGGAATACCTCTTTAGCAATCAGTTCTAAGGCTTTTAACTCTTTATCTCCTGGTTGGTTATTGATTCCCTTCCTTACGGCTGTTTGGCTCTTTGTAGCCTCCTTTAATGTCAGGTTCTTACTTAGATTCATTTATTGTACAGGTCTGCTATTCTATCGTCGTACTTCTCGAACTTGCGCCAAATGTCATTCAATGTATTTGAAATAATATCTAGCTTCGCAGCGATACCTTGCTCCACTCCGAGTATCTGCTTCTCGGTCGATAGGATCTTTTCTCTGAGTACCCTTACTTCACTCTGACGTTCAGCATCTCGTTTCTCGTTTTCTTTTAATTCTGCTTTTAAAACGTCGATGTCTTTTGCGTTCTGGTTGGTTTGGAATTTGGTGTAGAATATTGATGCACCCAACACAGAAAGTCCGCCTATGATTTCAATAAATTCGTCCATTAGTCTAAATAGATATACGAGTTGTAGTTTGAGTTTTGCGGTGAAATGTCCTCGTCTGTATTGGTTGAATACTCAGAAAATAAATCGTTATTGAAACAAAGGTAATCAAGTAGCCTCTGCTTGTAAAAATGCACATCCTCCTTCGCCTTGTTTATTAGGTTGGCGTATTCTTCCTTTGTAAGGGCTGAGGCGTTCTCTGCCTGTCTCCTATAAATACCTCCGTTGCGTATTTCAGCACTCCAAAATGGTAAGCCCTCTACAAGTGTAAGATGCGCAAGTACAGGCTGAATATAAGTGTTTACTAAAGTAGCGTAGTTTCCGCTTAACGTATCTCCTTCGATCTTTGATTTTATCGAGTCGTATAGATCCGTTCCGAGTATTGGGTGAATATGCTTGTCCTGAGCTTTTAGGATTATTGGCCGGATCTTCTCAGCATCGATATTGCCATTTACAGCCGTAAGCTCTTTGAATTTATCCTCTGAAATAAATAGTGTTGGCATTATGGTTTTTTATTTTTACGTCTTGCTGCTGATTCGACTGATTCATTCGGTCTGATTCCGCTTGGAACTCTGTTTGTAATTTCATCATTCTCTAATGCTGCGGTCTTGCTTTCTGGCTTGAATGTTCCATCTGCGTTTCTCTTTCTAAAGAATATCAGCCTTTGCCATTTGTGTCTGCATCCATACGAACCTTTGTATCTGAATATGGAGTATTGACCAAACTCTGAATTTTCACCCCTAAAGCTCATTTGGTCGATGTCTTCTTTTCTAAAGACTCGGTTCTTAACATCCTGGTAAGTTATAACCTCCCTGCAAAAACCTCTCGAAGTTGGAATAAGGTCTGGCTGAGGCGAAGCTGTGTACATATACCTCACCTTATACATTCCTTTATCGTATCTCGATTTGTCTTGTGGCCGAGACGAAACAGCAAAACGCTGCATAACCGATTCATCGCTTTCTTCATCAGATACAAATTCCTTAGCTACTAAATTGTAGTCTTTCAGAATGTCATCTAAAGACTCGCCTAAATCATTATCCTTGATCCGGTTGGCTATCAACTCGCCCTGTTCTTTTGTTAGGTGTGGCTTAGTCATCGACTCTGTTTATCTCTGATTCTGGTGCTTTGTTAAACAATGCTTTTGCTACTCGCATATCAAATTGAAGCATTTGTACAAGGAATACGATTGCCTGTTCCTCAGTCATTATGCCCTGATTTACTGATTCGATTATTTGAACCCCAGATGCGATTTGCGCCCCATTGTAAGAAGCCTCTTTGATTTGTAGCTCATCGCTTTCTTCTTCAAAGAATGCGCTAGGTCTTTGTTTGATAATTTGAAGTTTGTTTATGCCGTTGAACTGCAATATTTCTTCAAATGATTCTGTAATAAATCGCTGAAACGGATCTATCACAATTTCCTCAAATAAAATAAACGCATCCCTCAACTCTTCTGCATTGTTTCCAAATCCACTACCATCACCTCGAATACCAAACAACAGAGGACTTGTTACCCTGTGTCCGGTTAATACCTTTCTCGATACCTCAGAGGATAAGAACTCGTATTGCTTGTCTGCATCATTCACAGGCAGTACATCTACCTCCATAACATCATCTACTCCCTCTGAGAACGAAAGAAAGAACTTACCACTATTGGAACTTCCTGAAAATTTACGCTTGATTTTGTTCTCCATCATTCGCATAGCCTCGTCATCTGGTTGGCTATTCTTGAATTTGAATATCATCGAAGGAGTTAGGCCGTTCTTAATGTTGTTCACATGGAAGTTGGCGATTTCTCCATCGAGTTCAATCCAGGACAAAGAACCTTGATAGTCCACAGGGCTGTAATAATCAAACCCAGACTTGTAGGGCTTGAAGTACGCAATCTGTGAAGCCTCTAAAACCTTTCCGTTTTCATTTTTTTTAGGTTTGGAAAAGGCAGGGTATGGTATTGGCTTATTTCTTCCGGTTGGTGCTGTCCAATCGTTTGATAGGAAATACTGCGAAATTTTACCTCGTTCATCCATCTTACCCACTCGCACCTTCTCCATAGGGATATGCTTAATGAGTGCTATTTTCTCGCCTGTTTTATCCCATATCACATTCAGACAAAATGAACCTAATGTCTTTAAGTCAAAGGCTACTCTTTCGAGCGTTTCTGGTTTGATAACTTTGATGTCTTGCATGAATCCTTTTCCGGCTATTAGAGAAGAAATACCATTGATGATAGCCGAGTGCGTGGATGAGGAATTATAAAGATCAATCAAGAATTGATAATATAGATTGTCCTCACCATATTGAACCCACTTTTGGGATCTGACTTCCTTTACCTCTGGCAAGGTATATCCCGACATTCCAGAAAGGCTAAAATTTATTTTATCACTCATTAGTAGTGTAGGTTTCGTTATTTGTGTGGGTAGTCCAAGTTATCGCAGATGTTCCAGAAACGTAAGCCCTTCCGATTTCAAGCGTTCCGACTACGGCTGCATTGTCTGGATCAGTGTTTGAGTTGTTTGTCTGCTCATAAGCGACATACTCATAGTGTCCAATCCTTTTAAACTCATCTCCAGATTCATCTGTTGCTGATATTGTAACGTCATCGTATCGTTCTCCTACGGTAACGGCTGTCGCAATAAAATACTGAACGTCTAAACCAACCGAAGAAGTGAATTTAAACAGAACGTAATTAGTCGATAGACTCGTGGCCTTTTCGCTTAGAGTCATTATTACTCTGTTTTCGCTTCCTTTTGTCAGGTTTATCATAAAAGTATGCGTTTCTGATTTCTTCTCTGAGGTTGCCTATCTGCTTCTGTGTCATTTCCGATAATGGAATGTTTATGTTAGCAGGTTCAGCGTTCTCATATCCTTTTTTTATCTTCCACATCTTACCTATAAATATAAAATTTGTCGTTTTGTTGCAACAAATAAAAAAGCCACTCGACCGAGAGTGGCTATCTAAGGCTGTACCGGTTTGCACCGATTAATAATATGAGGCAAATATAAAGAAAAAGGCCGAACTAAAAAGCCCGGCCTCTAACAAACAAGTGAAGGGATGAATTATGCTGTTGTGATCGTTACCGTTCCTGACGTTACGTTGTCAAACGGATAACCTGTTGCGCTTGATCCAGATGTGGCTATTACAAAGTTCGCAGGTACTTTCTCCTTCGCTGTGAAGGTGTATCGGTAGCCTGTGAAATCGCCTTTTGCCTGGCCTCTTTCGATTGTTCCTGCCGTTACGTCTGCCCCATTCTCTAATCCCATAACAAAGAGGTTGTCGTTGTTATCGAGAATAAAAATGTGAGGATTGCCGTATGCCATGATCTTTAGCTCCTTGTGGTCCTCTTTCGTTAGCTTATGAAAAGCTACCTCTAGGACCTGCTCCCAGAACGTAGTTCCGTTCTCAGGAGAGGCTTGAACATTCTCTGTGAAAGAAGCAGTTTCATCCTTTAGATCGTACTCGAAAACCGTTACCGTTCCAATGTCATCCACCTGGTCGGTATCAGTTCCGTTGTATGTGATAGTAAGACCTCCATTGTTGGCGAAGTAGATTTTCTTTACTCCACCAACTTGGTCTTTACATGGTACATCTCTGCCTAAAGTTAAACTGCAGCTCATAATTACGACAAGTTACAGGCTGCGATATCGCCTCCGATTCCGTACTGAACACCTGCTGTAAACTTCATAGAGAATCTCAGGTTGTCATCTCCAAGAGTTTCGCTAGTGTCAATCAATCTAACTTCGTTCCAATCGCTCAATAGTCCAGTTCCGAACCATAGATTGTCGGCTTCTGCTACAATAAGAACATTGTCGCTCATTCCAGGACATTCTGCGACAGGTACACCCAAGTAGTTCAATGGGATGTCAGGCGTGTTGTACACATTTGCGTAACCACCTGCTGCCAAAAACTGCTTGTACTTCCATACTGCGGATGTGTTCATGTAGATTCTAAGATTCTCAGAACCTTGAACTGCTGTCGGTAGTGCATCGATAGTAGTTTGGATAGCCTCGTCGATGTTAGAGCTTGTGAATGCTGCTGCTGTTACGTCATTTACGTCTGAGTCAGCTAACATAAGAACCTCAAAACCATCAAACTCTCCTGCGGTAGCGTTTACCCCTGTCCAGATCAATGATTCTAGTTTCGCTCCTGCGCCACCTGCCAACTGACCGATGAGCCAATCGTTAAAGTTTGGTGCGCCTCCATCGTTATGGGCTGAATATCCCATTTGGATAGCTTCCCAATCTGAAGCAAACTCTGTTTTACAAACCTCACGCTGAACTTTAAAACGCTCAGGTGCTAAAATTCTTTCTGTTACGGTGATAGTTCCCGAATCCTCGAAATCGCAGTTTGATGTTCCTGCGTTCTGGAAACTTACCGTATCTGCACCTTTCTTAACCACCATTTTGTGCTTGATGTTCTCCTTAACGGTGATGTTATCAAGTGTCTTTGGTGAAAGAAGGGCAGCACTAATGTACGGATATGCAGCTTCTCCTGCGTATGTACTTGTTACTGATAATGATGTTGCCATTACTTACTTTGATTTAATATGTATTCCGATCTTTCCTTTTGGCTCATACCTTTCAATTCTTGTCTTGAAACGGTTTTAGCCTTTGGCTCTGCTGAAAGAGTAATCTCTTCTTCTGCTGCTTCCGGTGTTTCTTCCTCTACCTCTGCTTCTAGCTTAGTTTCGATTGCCGAAAGTTTTTCCTTAACCTCAGAGTATTCTTGCACTAGGTTTTCAAGAACTCCGATAGTCTGAACGAGCTAATCCTTTCCAGGATCTTCTT